ATCCGCGAGGTGCCGGGGATCATCGATGCGGTGGTGAAGGCCGGAGTAAATGTCTATGCCTTTGCCCGGTACTGCCCGACCAGTGAGGAGAATGACACAGGCATGACGCCGCAGGAATACCGACACCTCTTGGAAGTGTGTGACGCCAAGTTCAAGGCATACGAAGCGGCTGGGTATGACACCTACTTCAACCGCAAGGATCACCTGTGGACGCTGTACCAGTATGAGACCGGCGAATTCAAGATCCCAGAGAACGCGCAGCCCGGCATGATCTTCGGTGGCTGCAACTGCGGCAACTGCCACATGACCATACTGCCCACCGGCGACGTGTACGCCTGCCGGAGGGTGCAGAACAGCCGGGTCGGCAATGTGTTCGAGGATCGGCTGGCCGACCTGTGGATCGCGGAAGTGGAGCAGTACCGGGAATATGACAGGTTCAAAAAGTGCTCGAAGTGCGAACTGCTGCCCTGGTGCCGGGGCTGTCCCGCGGTGGCCAGCGGCGCGCACGGGGATTTCTACGATGTGGACCCGCAGTGCTGGAAGGAAATAAACGACATCACAGGGGAGGCTCTGATATGAAAGCAGTCGTGTTGAACGGCATCACCCCCGCCGAACAGGTGAAGCTCACGGAAGTACCCATGCCGCAGGTCAAGCCCGGCTGGGTTTTGGTGAAGGTTCGCGCCTTCGGTATGAACCATTCCGAACAGGTGCTGCGCCTGTCGGAGATCGAAGCGCCATATATTCAAAAGCCGGTCATTCCCGGCATTGAGTGCGTGGGCGAAATCGCCGATCCCTCCGATTCCGGGTGGGTAGTCGGACAGAGGGTCGTTGCGCTCATGGGCGGCATGGGCCGCAGCTTCGATGGCAGCTACGCCGAGTACGCGCTGCTGCCTGTCCACCACGTCTTCCCCGTGGACACTGATCTGCCCTGGGATGCGCTGGCTGCCGTGCCGGAGACCTGGTTCACGGCGTGGGGCTCGCTGTTTGAATGCCTCCAACTCAAGCCGGAAGACACGCTGCTGATTCGCGGAGCCACCTGCGCGCTGGGATACGCTGCGATCCAAATCGCCAAGGCGTTGGGCTGCCGCGTCATCGCTACTACTCACCGCGAAACCAAACTGCCCCTGCTGTCCGAGGCGGACGAAGCCGTGCTGGACGACGGCAGGCTCACCGGCAAAGTCCACGGCGTCACCAGGGCCCTCGACCTCGTCGGCCCGCGCTTTTTGAAGGACACGCTCACCGCCGTGGAGAAGGGCGGCATCGTGTGTAATACCGGCATCCTGGGAGGCGTATTCACCCTCAATGGCTTCGACCCCATTAAGGATATACCCAACGGGGTTTATTTGACTGGATTCTTTAGCAATTATCCAACGCAACCGATAATTGACAGCATTTTCCGATTCATCCATGAAAAGGCGATTAAGCCCGATCTGGGCGTAGTATACCACTTTGAAGAGATCGGGCAGGCGTGCGTTGCGTTGGATAGTGGCACGATCAATGGAAAGATTGTCGTTGTGCTGCAAAAGCATGTTTAAAGTCAAACGTTCCAGGCAAAGATTCTATGGAGGAGCAGCCATCAGAGCTGCTCCTCCTGTCGTTCAATGATATTTCGGCCAAGGATGGCAGAAACGTTGTGGGTAACGATTTGCATGGTTCTTCGTTGCTCAGAATATGGGGCCAAATTCTCCTCCTGCTTCTCACGCAGCTTCATTAGCTGCGCCTTTTTCTCCTTTAAGTCCTTGATGGACGGATGCTTTCCCTCCGGATACATATACCAGGGCTTTATCAGAATTGGTTCTTGTGATAGACAAGGGGATTCCAGTTGCCTTGTAATGTCATCAACCCGGGACAAATATTTGAGAGTGTTGAATGAGAATATTTACATCATAAAATTTTATGATACGACTGGCAGTCGTAAAACGAGCATCGGCCCGATGATGCTTGTAACCTCTGGTAGTTGTAACCTCATGTTCAGGGTACCTGTAACCTGCTGTTTTTCGGCTGAGCGAGGTTACATTGTATCAAAATAAGCGTTTGTTTCCACAACCAGCAGAGACGAACACTTTCTGGGAGATCGTTATGATCAATGGGGTGTTCGTCTTGACTGTTTATGGGGAAATCAGGTAAATGGAATAGTGGTATATGTTTGAGCCTTCGGTCTTTCGGTAGGATGGCCGGGGGCTTTTTCTTTTTTGGTGCGAACGAAGTCAGGGGATGTTGCTTTCAAAGATGCGTGGGCGGAGAGGACATTGAAATGCATACTTGACGTGTGGTATTCTTATAATGGACCTGCGAAAGCAGCCGAAGCTGTTTTCGACAGGCCCTTATAAGAATACCGTGCAGGCGGGCGGACGTTGGACGCCCGCTTTTGTTGTGCAAGGAACGATGGGAGGAGGTGCGGCCTTGAATGCGAGACAACGGCGATTCTGTGATGAATATCTGATCGACTGCAATGCGACACAGGCCGCGCTGAGGGCGGGGTATGCGGAGTCGACCGCGGCAAAGGCCAGCGACTGGATCAACGCAAATGCCCAAGGAAAACCAAGTTCAGACTTCAATCCGGATATGGCCGACTACATCGAGCGGAGGATGGCGGAAAAGCAGAGCGCGCTGATTGCGGATCAGAACGAGATACTCGAATACCTTACGAGGGTCATGCGGCGGAAGGAGGTGGAGTATCAGGCGCAGACGGTACTGGACGGACAGGGGATGAGCCACGTGGAGATCACGGAGGTGCCCTGCAGGGTATCGGATGCGAACAAGGCCGCCGAACTGTTGGGGAAGCGATACGGGATGTTCGCCGATCAGGTGTCGGCGACGGTGACGATGCCCAAGATCATCGTGCATGCCGACGGAAGCGCGGAGATCGAGGAGGCTTAGGAGACTTGTCCGGAATGACGATAAACTATCACGGCCGGGCGGAGAGAGACCGCGACAACAAACTGAGAGCCAAGGAAGAAGGGAGCATGACATGACCAGAGACGACATCAGAAAGGCGTTTCCCGAGGCGACCGACGAGCAGATCAGCGGGCTGTTGAACATACATTCCGCGGACATCGGCAGGACCAAGGGGGATACCGCGAAGCTGCAGGCCGACCTGAAGGCGGCCCAGGAGGCGCTGGAGAAGGCCAACGGCACCATCGGCGAGATGGAGAAGGCCAAGGGCGATGTGGAGGCGCTGCAGAAGCAAGTGGACGAGTACAGGAAGGCGGATGAAGCGCGCAGGGAGGCCGAGAAGGCCCAGGCGGCGCGCGACGAGCTGCTCAAGCGCATGGATCAGGTGCTGGACGGGCGCAAGCTCGTGCACGAGCGCATGCGCGACCTGATCGCCGACGACTTCGGCGAGGCGCTCAAGGCGCCGGAGAACCGGGGCAAGAGCGACAAGGACGTGTTCGAGGCGATCACAAGGGACAAGGGATACTTCGCCAACCAGGCGGCGGACTTCAGGATGGCGTCCTTTGGGAAGGTGGAGGACGGGCAGGACTATACGGCGCAGATGCGCGCGGCGTTGGGGCTGCCCGAGGCGAAGTGAACGGACGATAAAAGGAGTTGAGAGACATGGCGAACAGCATCGCACTGTTCAGGAATTATGTGCCTCTGCTGGATGAGGTATACAAGAAGGCGGCGCTGACCAGCGTGCTGGACGGCGCGCCGGAGCTGGCGCGGGCCGGGGCGAACGCGAACGAGCTGATCATACCCAAGATGACCATGAGCGGTCTGGCGGATTACTCGCGCAACGGAGGCTACTCCGCGGGCGACGTGACGCTGACCAATGAGACCGTGGCGTGCAACTACGACCGCGGCCGCATGTTCCAGGTGGACAACCTGGACAACGTGGAGACGGCGGGCATCGCCTTCGGGCGGCTGGCCGGCGAGTTCATCCGCACGAAGGTCGCGCCGGAGCTGGATGCGTTCCGTCTGGCGGAATACGCGCAGGCCCAGGGCATAGGCGCGGCGACGGGAACGCTGGCCTCGGGCGCCAATGTGGTGGCGGCGCTGCGCACGGCGCACGCGGCCATGGACGAGGCCGAGGTGCCGGCGGACGGCAGGATACTGTTCATCACCAGCGCGCTGAAGGGCATGGTGGACGACCTGGACACCACGAAGAGCCGCGCGGCGCTGGATCTGGCGAGCCAGATCATCATCGTGCCGCAGACCAGGTTCTATACGGCGATCACGCTGGGCAGCGACGGCTACAGCAAGCGCGCGGCTTCCGGCAGCGGTTCCACGGCCGTGACGGCGGGACAGAACATCAACTTCCTGCTGATCCACAAGCCGGCGGTGATACAGTTCCAGAAGCACATCGCGCCCAAGGTGATCACGCCCGAGGCGAACCAGGACGCGGACGCCTGGAAGTTCGGCTACCGCACCGTGGGCATCGCGGACGTGTACGAGAACAAGGTCGCGGGCATCTACTGCCACAGCGTCGCCTGACGGAGGTGAAGCGGCATGGAGCATCTGAGCTATGAGGCGTACGTGAGCCTGGGCGGCAGTGTGCCGGAAGCGCGGTTTTCCATGCTGGAGCGGCGGGCGAACCGCATCGTGGACGCGATGACGCACGGACGGCTGGCGGACGAATCGCCGCTCAGGGACGCGGTGGCCTGCTGCATAGCGCAGCTGGTCGACGCACAGGCGGCGGACGAGGCCCTGAGCGGCGGGACCGGGCGCGAGGTGATGAGCATGTCGAACGACGGCGTGAGCATGACCTTTGTCGCCGGTACCGAGGCCGCCAGGGCGAGAAGCTCCGCCTCTGCGCGCAATGCTGCCATCGTGCGCGACTGGCTGGGCGCCGAGAGCACAGGCGGCGTGATGCTGCTGTATGCGGGCGTGGACGCGTGAGGAGGAAGACATGGCTTCGAACAAGCATGAGGCGGTGTGGGAATGGCTGATGACGTGCCCTTACATAGGGGACATGTTCTTCAACGCCTCCCGCGCCGAGGACGGGAACACGCAGTTAGTGCCTTCCGAGCGCGTGGTGCACGAGTTCCTGGACGGATCCAGCGAGCGGGATTACACCGTGGCGCTGACCAGGTTCCTGGCGTATTCGCAGGATCCGAACGACCAGGCGAACATACAGGCCGTGGTCGACCTCGAGGCCGTGGCGGACTGGGTGGACAGCCAGAACGACGCGGGGAGTTTTCCACAATTTCCACAGGGCTCGACGGTGAACGAGGTGAGACTGTTGCCGAACGAGTCCGGGTACATGGTGGCGCAGGACATGACGCTGGCCAAGTACATGATACAGTTCACGATCAACTACACGAAGGAGTGATAAAATGGCTACCGAGACCAAGCTGACCAAGAACAAGTTCATACCGTTCCTGGACGTCGCGCAGGGCAGCGAGAACACGCCCTCCTGGAAGCGCATCGACAAGTCGACGATATTCGCGCTGAATCCGAACCCGCAGGCCGAGGCGATGGATTATATCTGCTATGAGAGCCCCATCGACGAGGTGGACCACTACGAGCCGGAGCTGCCGCAGGAGATCGCGCTGTACGAGGGCAACCCGATGTACGACTTCATCGCGCAGATGTTCTACGATCTGCCGGTGGGCGAGGACGCAAAGGTGCCCGCGCTGATCTGCTTTGCCGGTACGGCCAAGAAGGCCTGGCACATACCGGACAACGTGATCGAGCTGGGCGAGCTGAACACGGTGGACGGCAAGCTGTCGTTCACGCTGAAGCTGGGCGGCGACATAGAAAAGGGCACGTACACGATCAATGAAAGCGGCGTGCCGACGTTCACGGCCGCGGCGGGCTGATGAGGCCGAATTACGCAATGGACGCGCCCCCGACCTTTATCGAGGTCGGGGGTTTTCGGTATACGTGCGAGACGGATTACCGGGTGTGGATAGAGGTCCAGGAGAGGATGCGGAAGCTCAGGCCCTCGGAGCCGGGGAGCCTCGAGGCGCTTGACGAGATCGAACAGATGGTGTTCGGCGGAGTGTTGGCCGACGAGAGGCCGGAGGACGTGCTGAACGGCATCATAGAGTTCCTGAAGGGATACCCCATGGAGCCAAACAACGGCGGCGGGAGCGCGGAGAAGCTGTTCAGCTACGAATACGACCTGAACAGCATCGTGATCGCGATACGCAACCAGTCGGGCATAGACATAAGCTACCGGCGGACGGAGCCGTTCCACTGGTGGGAATTCCTGCTGGAGTTCCACACGCTGTGCGGGGAGCATTACATACTCAACCTGATGAGCGCGCGGGGATACAAGGGCAAGGACAGGGAGATGCTCAGGCGCAAATACGCGCTTGCGCTGCCGGAGGAGCTGACGCGGGAGGAGCAGGACGAGCTGGAAGCGTTCAACGCGCAGTTCGCGACAGGATGGGAGGAAGAAGACGAATGAGGATCGACACGGAAGTCCTTCAGACGGTGGTCGAGATCGACGACAGGGAGTACGCGCTTGCGGAGAAGACCGTGGACGTGTGCGAGAGGCTTCGGCAAGCGGAGCTCGACATGGTGGGCAAGCCCCAGCACAGGCTATGGCTTGCGGAGCTTGAGATCGTGCTGGGGAAGGCGGCGTGCCGGGAGCTGTTCCCCAACGGGCGCAGCGAGAACGTGGACAGGCTGCAGATGATCTACTACGGCGTGTTCAAGGCGTTCAACCGCGTCAACGACAGGCTGGAGGAGGAGCGGCTGAGCGACAGGGCCCAGAAGGTGGAGCAGCTGTTCGCGGGCGCCAATGAATTTTTGCGGAACCTGAAGAACGTGGACAGGGCGCCGAAGAGCGGCCTGAAGGAGATAAGGCGACCCGCCGGGGAATGAAGCCGGCGGGTCTTAGCTTTTGAAGAAGTCGGACGGGCTGCAGATGCGCACGGACGAGTGGCGGATTTCAATCCACTCGCCCCGGGTGGGGCGAGACAATCGACGAGACAGAACGGGAAATGCTACTATTTCAATCCACTCGCCCCGGGTGGGGCGAGACTATAGGTCTGCGACGCGCTCCTCTCTGGATGCTTCAAGGGTCGTTTCTTGAGGGAGTATGCCGAAGAGCGATTCGGCGGTCTTGACTTTTTCATGGAACGGATTGGTGAGCTTTGCGATCACTTTGCCGTATTGCGTGATGTACACATCTTCCTTGGCGGCGAGGAGCAGGTATTTCCCGAGATCGCGTTTCAGTTCCGTTGCGGTGATCGACATGGGCATGCGCCTCCTTTCTGATCACAGCATAGCAGAATCGCACGATTTTGTCAACAATATCGCACAAAATGAGGGGTGAAGACACATGGCTGACAGCGTGAAGATCAAGATCACGGGCGATGCCAGCGAATTCCAGAGCACGCTGTCGGGGCTTGGGAACAGCGCGAAGGGCGTATTCAAGGGCATGATGGCCTCACAGATCGTCACGAAGGGCTTTTCCATGCTGGCGGGCGGCATAAAGAGCGCGCTGGACACCGGGATGCAGTTCGAGGCGGCGATGAGCCAGGTGGCGGCGATCTCCGGAGCGACGGGCGCGGAGCTGGAGCGGCTCACGGAGACGGCCAAGCACTACGGCGAGACGACCATGTTTTCGGCCTCGCAGGCGGCCGAGGCGCTCAACTACATGGCGCTGGCCGGCTGGGACGCGCAGCAGAGCATGGACGCCCTGGGCGGCGTGCTGGACCTGGCGGCGGCCTCCGG